GTACCATTAACGACTGTGTAGTTAGCGGTTAAACCAGCTAACGCGTTAGTTGTTGTAGAGCCAGTTAAGAATGCTGCTGGTAATTTCTCCATACCTGTGAAAGTAATTGAATAACCATAAAGGTCTCCCATCGCTCCACCTGTTTGAATAGTTCCTGCAGTTAAATCTGCTCCGTTCTTTTGTCCTACTAATAGTGCATCACCATTTTGGGTGTATACGATAATTTGTGGTCTACCATAAGCTAACAACTTTAATTGAGTTGTCATTTCGTTAGTTAACTGCTTTAAGTTAAGGGTTAATTCTTGTGAAAAGAATGTAGTACCATTATCTCTTGATGTGTTAACAGTCTCAGTATATGAACTATTCCCCTTCAAATCGTAATTATATAAAATAGAACCTGATGGTACTGCAGTGATTTCACCACTTGCACCTGTGGTAAATGAAGATGTTGTGTAGTTGATAAAGTAAACTCCTAAAAGTCCACCTACTGACTCTTTACAAACTTCATTTCTTCCTTTCGAGATGAGACATGCCATAATTGATTCCTATTTAATTTATTTATATTTTTGTTTTCTTGAATAGTGTGGAGGAGTTTTTTACTCTCCTCCATTTCTATTCTATCTTAAAAGTTAGTTTCCTAACTTTGTTTTTAGTATGCTCCGTAGTATACGATGTCTTGACCGATACCGAAGTTTACACCTGACGTAAAGCGCATAGCTACGCGATAATTTTGACTTGCGTCAATCGGTGCCATATCTATCACGCGAACTTCATTGTAGTCACTTAACAAACCAGTACCGAAGTGTAAGTTTGATTTTTGTGCTGCTACGATTTTGTTTGCTGACATACCTGGACACAATACAATCTCAATACCCTGGAAGTTAAATGGTTTTTCACCAACGTTCATTTGTGTATTGAAACCTGATTGGTTTGCATTACCACCTAAAGCAGTTTGATATGCTTTAGCAACTTGATTACCTACATAGATAACTAAATCTTCTTTACCATAAACAGCGTTAGGGATAGTGTCATAAACATTACCTAATTTGTTGATTACGTTTGCAGAAGTAATTGAACCTGAATCAATAACTGAACCAGTCTTTGCTGGTAATACTGCTGTTGCACCACCTGCTGCGATTGAAGCAGAGAATAGAGATTGGAAACCAGGGAATGAACCATTTGTAGCAGTTCCTGCCCAAATAGATTGTTCAGTAGCTTGTGCAACTGTTGCAGAAACTTGGCTGATAATAAAATCAGTTACTGATGCTGGAATAGTATCGAATGCACTATATCCTAATTGTAATGCCTCCCAAGATTGTACGAAGTTTTGCTTACATAAAGATAAGTTAACTTGTAATTCTTTTGGTTCTAAGATTCTTTCAGTTAAAGTAACTGAACCGCTTGTTACGAAATCACAACTAGCATCTTGTACGATACCTTCAGTTGCAACCTTCTGTAATATTTCACGATATTTCACATTTGGGTGAATCGTAATCAATTTGTTGTCTAGTGTTTTAGCAGATAACAAGGCTGCCGCAATATATTGACCTGCAAACTCACCTGCGTAGGTTGAAGTAATTGTAGGTTCTGCGAATTTTTGTAATTTGTTCATATTCTTTTTTTTTAATTTGAATTATTTTTGTATATTGTACATTCTCTCCAATACTCTTTCGTGTGTTGAAGTTACTTTTTTACCGAAGTTTACTTTTGTTTGGGATAACATTGTCTTAGGTTCAACTGGTGCACCATCTAATTTAGGAAGGTCTTCTTCCTCAGGTTCTACTTCAATTGAAATCTCAGCCATCTTATCCATTCTCTTTTCTAATTCTTGTATTCTATATGCAAGAGTTTCGATTACCTTACCCATTTCAATTGATGCATCATCAACTGGACTTACAACTTCCTCAACTGGAGTTTCCTCTAATTCAGTAGGTTCATCACCCGGCATTGGTTCTGCAGTAATTGTTTCTTCTAACTCTACGTTTTCTCTTTCAACTATTTTACCATCCTTAGCGATTACTTTAATTAAAACATCATTACCTTCAGTGTCCTTTAGAGATAACTCATGTTCTCCATCTGGTGCTGGTGTTTTAGTTCCATCTTCGCTAACAACGAATAAGTCTTCACCCACATCAAATGTAGGAGATTCAACGACAGTTCCATCTTTTAACTTTGCGTAAGCTAATTGAACTTCCTCAGTTGAAAGTAAGTTAGCTATTTTGCTTAATACTGTTTTTACGTTCATAATCTTTGTTATTTTATATATTTAACGGCGGTAATTTTATTTGTCCATTTTTTACCACCTAAT